GAGCTATGTTAATCTAACATCGACGTGATAATTTAGTCTAAGATAGAATCGCTATTATGTCTCGTCTACTTGACGAAATTCAAATGATAAATACATTTGAACTTGTGAATATTTATAAGATTTTGGAAAAATAAATGATGGATGAACTAATCCTTGATATGTCAAAGACTTACATCTATGAAGGTCTTGAATATATTTTGACAGGTAGAACTGCCAAAAAACGCGAAGATGCTAGTGCTCTCCCACAGCGCAGATCTAAACGAACCGCTGCCCGTGCTCCCAAGATTGTGCCCATGATGGTGGAGATACAATTATCCCCCAAAAGAACTGCACAACATCCAGAACCACCCAGTACTGAGAGGAAATGGGTAGAACTGAATGATCTGTATATGATAGATGATATGTTGGATGAGCCTGATGAGCCTGACATAGCTGAACCTGACGAACCTGACGTGGATGAACCTGACGAAGTTCCCATTCTTACCGGATGGCACAATGATATTTTTGAGGAGAACGACGATGACGATATCGATAATAGTGGCGATTGATGATGCTCTAGGCATAGGTAAAGATGGTGGTATTCCTTGGCATTTCAAGGAAGATATGCAGTTTTTTGCTAAAACAACAAAGGGTTCTACCTGTATTATGGGCAGGAAAACATACGATAGCATGGTGAAGGTGCTTGGAGAGCGTAAAGCCCTTCTCAAAGGCCGTCAGAGCATCGTTGTGAGCCGCAACCCCGAACTGATAACAATGGGTGCGGAACTAGCTAAAAGCCTCCCAGAGGCTCTCAAATTGGCCACAAATGAGTCTATATTCCTTATTGGTGGTGAGTCTATTTACACGGATGGACTATCCTTTGCCGACCACGTATATATTACTAGAATACCGGGATATTATCGCTGTGATGTATCTCTCACTGGTATTTTTGATTCATGGCGTGCCAATAGTGTGGGCAAAGACTTTAAAATAGAAACGTCACAACCATCAGAATTAGGTTCCAGTTTAATATACGAATGTTACAAAAGGAAACAAAATGAAATTTAAAGACACGCTGATTCTACATAAAAAGTTAATTGAGCGTTTGGGAGAGGATTTAGTATACTCTGTTGCCTATGATCAAGGGAACTTTTATTTGTCAATAAGCACCCATAGATCTGAAACCCAAAGATACACACATGGTAGAAACATGCAAACTGCCTTGCTTGAAAGAGATGAAGGCACCGTTGATGTGTTGGTTGAGAAGATAGTTGAGTTATATGGGAACATATTAGTTCCCATAACGGAAGAGGATTCGGTGAAGTGAAATGAAATTATCCCAAATCGTAACTGAAAAAAAGCAATCCCCAAAGAAGGGAACATACGTCGGGGTTAGACTTTCTAAAGAGTCAATAGAAAAGGTTTTGGATGTAATTGAAAAATTGAATGTGCCTGAACCAGTTGAAGAATCAGAGATACATCTGACTGTCATTCATTCTAGTAAGCATCTTCCTGATTTCAAACCACGCGGAAAGTTGGATGATCCAATTGAGATCAAGGCTAAAAAGCTGGACATTTTTTCTAGTGGTGATGAGGAAAATAACGTTCTGGTGGTGATAATGGATGCCCCAGATCTCGTTAATAGACACGAAGAAATCATGGATGAACACAAGGCTACCTATGATTTCCCTGAGTTTATCCCACATATGACATTATCTTATGATTGTGGGGATTTTGACTATAAGGGCCACAACATGGGGGAGCTTCTTGGCTCTCTGGAGATAGACAGGGAATACGAAGAAGAATTAGCATTAGATGGTAAGTACAAATGAGAATGAGCGGTAACCACCAAACAACATTCGCAGATTGGGCCAGAGCTGTTATTACGCACTATCCATATGAGTTAACATACAAATTGGAGAAGGAAACAGACACCGTACATGTTTTTTATGAGGAAAATGAGATTGCCCATTACGATTTTGGGCATGGGACTGGTGAAATGGTAGATACCGAGCAACGCAAAATCACTGATATAGGTAAATGGGATTCATTTGAGGAGATATCTATTGACAGTTTACTTCATGTGAGTTAGTTCAAAAACCATTTGACAAACCTTTTTGCATGGTGTAATATATAACTTAATGATAGTAAACTTTCTAATTGAAAGTTGCTCTGGACGAGGATTCGATTTCCTCCACCTCCACCAAGCATATTTTTATGGGGGTGACCTTGGTTTCGACAGGGGATGAATAGGTTATTGGGCTATCCGGTTTCAAGAGCCGTATATCGAGAAATAAAACATCTGCAAATGATGAAAGCTATACCGAAGATTTTGAAGAAGAGTTCGCTCTTGCTGCATAATTTTCTGGGGTTTGGAAAGCCTTATTACCCAAGTTTCTGCCAAACGGCTCCTTTGGGGCCGTTTGATTTTAGGAGGTTTAATTTCGAAAAATTTTCACTCGCATTCCGATCTGATAAATATTTTTATCAGCCAAAGATATCTAGGAGATCCATTTGATGACAAATTCTGAGGAAGACGAGATTTTAAGTGCATTACCGTTATTAAGTGGTCTTTTGGAAGAAAAGTCCATAAAGCATTATACTCAAGTAATCCCAGTAACCATACACCATTTCTACCTCACAGGGGAAATAAGTGATGAAGTTGACAGATATGTTGACATGCTCAACATCATCAAAACATCTGAACCACATGATAAAATATTCATTTATCTTAACACACCGGGCGGTGATTTAAATACCACTATTCAGATAATATCAGCTATTTCCAAGTCCCCGGCGGAAATTACTACCGTCATAGAAGGTGAGGTATGTTCAGCCGGGACATTCATATTTCTCTCCGGGGACTATTATATTGTCAATGACAATTGTTCCTTTATGATTCATAACTATAGCCACGGCGCGATTGGTAAGGGTGGTGAAGTAGCTAAGAGAGTTAAATTCTCAGAGAAATATTTTAAGGACCTTGCTCATTCCTTTTATAAGGATTTCCTTACAGAGGAGGAAATACAGGCCGTCTGTGAGGATAAAGATTTTTGGTTTGGTTCAGTAGAACTTATAGAGCGCCTTAAGCAACGCGGTGATGATAAAATTGTCGAATTTAACTATGATATAGATGAAGAAGAAGTGATTGAGAAAAACTCAAAACCCAAACCCAAAACCTAAACGGTCTTCATGTAAAAAGAAGAAATAGCTAAACTTCCAGTAATATGCTATACTCCGCGCATGGATACTATCGAAGACATAGTACGAACTCATGTGCCTCTCGTACATTCTCCATCAGCTAAGGGCTGGAACAAGATATTTTGTGAGGTTTGTGGTGATGGTACGCATACCAAGGGACCTCGTGGAGGATGGTTGTTTGAAGAGGACATATGCTTCTACAACTGCTTTAATTGTGGCATAGATGGTAATTTTGATCCAACCCGTGATTCTCCACATTCTAAGAATATGTACGACATCTTCCGTTCTTTTGGTATACCACCCAAGGATATAAATGCCCTTATTACCTCAAAAATCAAGACAGAGAAAGGCAAAGTTCTAAAGCGTCCAACAAAAGTTCATTTGCCCAACTTACCCATACCAGACTTCTTCAAACTAATGAACAAATTCGATGACGATGACATATTGGCAGAGGAGGCTAGGGATTTCTTGTGGGAAAAATACAAGATGACCCAAGACGATTATCCGTTTTTCTTATCCACGGGGAAGACCAACTCTACCTTAGATGGGGATATACATTTATCTAGGTCTCTCCGGCCAAGAATTATTATACCATCATATTACAATGACCGCATGATTTACTGGCAAGCGAGGATATTCGTTGGTGAGAGTGTCAAAAAATACATCACTGTAACCATAGAGGATAGCCAGTCTGTCATGTTTGGGATGGATAATTTGTATGTGAGTGACCCAGAAATCCCATTGTATATAACAGAAGGGTTTTTTGATTCATGGCATGTCAATGGTGTGGCCGTACTTGCAAACGCTATGAAAAAGGGTAAGGTATTGCTTCTGGATAGATCTAGAAGGAACAAAGTAGTTATCCCTGACTATAATAAAGATGGAATGAACCTAGCTCAACAAGCCATTGACCTTGGGTGGGGTATCTCTCTCCCAGATACACTGCCCTGTACTGATATATGTAAATCTATAAATAAATTTGGCAAACTGTACGTACTCAAGACAATAGTAGATAAGACCTATTATGATTTTGAAGCCAAGCTTCGCCTTAGAGAGTTCATGTTGAAAAATTATAATTTTTTGCAGTGAGTTATCATAAATACTCTTGTAAACAAATGCAGGGTACCATGGTAAATTATTTAACACAGAATCGTTCCACGGCTAATAAGAAGACCACTTTAGACCGTGTGGCTCAAATTAATCGTTCTATTTTGGTCCTTACCCATATGGCTGAACTTCATCGTGCCAGAACCAAAGGTAGTAAATCCCCCAGACCAACGCTGACAGAAGAATTTTTTGAAGGCGTGCGTATCATTTAAAAAACAATATCCACCGGTTGAATAAATAATGTAAACAATTACACTATTTAGCCGATGAAATACGACAACGAATATCTTAAAATACTTTATGATGAGAACGACTTAGAGACGTTTCTTTCTCTCGTAGATGTCGAAAATATTGTTGATCTTCGTAAAAAAGCTATTATCGGTGCTCTAAAACGGTCCATTCGGGTGCTTAACCTAGATTTCAACCCACTTCCCATAGCTCAACCATCCATGAAAGTAAAAATACAGGGATAACACTTATTGTATACCTCTATAAATATGTAGTATAACAATGAGGCGTTCTGATGACTGATAATACCGGTGCAGAAGATTCTGGGATTTCTACACCCATACAATCATTTATAACATATTTCAATGAAGTTAAGCCGTATCATACCAAAATTTTGGAGATACTTGAGCAATACAACTTTGTAGATCCTGATGCAGCATCTAATAATCCATTTGATGTTGGTACCCAGCTATTGGTTGATTTTTCAGAATCAGTAATAACAGACTGGGTGACACCAACAAATACAGTAACAGAAACGAGTACAGTTACGCCAACCCCTACTCTTACCCCAACAAATACACAAACTTCTACTGTAACACCCACGGTAACTCCCACGTCCACTGTGACACCAACATTTTCAGCCACGTCCACTGTGACACCAACTGATACACCACCGGGAACACCACCGGGAACACCACCAAATACACCACCAAATACACCAGCAAGTACTCCACCGGGAACACCGGGTGGTTCGCCAGCAGTCACGCCAACAGTGACACCAACGGAGACGGTGACACCGACGGCCCAAGTGACAGCAACAGCAACACCGGCACCGGCATCATCACTAACACCAACCCCAACAGTGACAGTCACAAGTTCGCCAACACCGGCAGTAACTTCTACACCGGCAGTAACTTCTACACCAACACCAACAGCAACACCACCGGGAACACCAGCAGTTACACCAACCCCAACAGAACCATTGCCATTAAATGGTGGTAGTTATTACGTAACCGGTAATCGTTCAGATGCTGGTACCATGCTTACGTGGGTTAGATTTAATTCAAACGGTACAATAATTACACCAATTGACAATCCACCACATGTTTCTTATTCTGATAATTTTCCATCTACTTGGTTGAATACAACACCGCCAGCAGATCCAACAATTTATTGGTTTAGAGTAATAGTTACGGCTGAATGGTATGTAACTGGTTCTAAAACAGGAATATATAGTGCTTGGATACAAATGCCAGCTAGTGGTTCCATAGAGTGGGGAAATCGTTGCGTTTACGATCCGATTAGTGGTGCAGGGGAAGCAGATACACAATGGACTCTTGAAATAGCAATTGGTGCTGGCGGAACACCAGTTGATAATTGCACTGGGTGGATAAGTGGTATTACATTTGGTGGTGCATAGCCATAAATAATATAATTATATTGAATTTAAATTATGACTGATAGATCCAAAACATTACCATCATTAGAACGAATCCTGTATGATGCAGGGTTTGATGCTGACACTCGTTTTGGATTAGGTAATGATCAGATTTTTGTTGATCCTGATTTAGCACAATCTACTGTTATTGGTATCTTAACTGATTCTACTAGGGAATTTAGTGGGATTGATATTGACTCCTTCGTTAATAACAATGTCAACTTCTCTACCCCAGAAGATATCGTTGCTACCATGCAAGCAATATATGATAGTTTTCAAGTTGAAGATGTAAACCACATTTTCTTTCAAGTTCTTAATGATGCATTTGTGAATAAAAAAGAATTTAAGGAATTCTTTAAAACTTCTTGGGTTGCACTGCAAATTACACAGAATGTTGCTATACCACAATCCGTAGAAGATGAGGATACTAATGTACAGGGTGGCGGTGGATGCTTTACTGACCAGCCAGCAACCCCCACGGTTACTCCTAGTTTGACAGCACCCCCGATATCGCCAACAATTACACCAACCACATCTGTTATACCATCCGTTACACCAGAGGTGACACCAACTACTACGGCAACACCAACTACTACGGCAACACCAACTATTACACCAACTGTTACAGCCACAGTAACTATTACACCAACCGTCACTCCGACAATTTCGGATACACCGGTTGTTACACCAACCAACACCGTGACACCAACAATCACGGTGACACCAACGGTGACAGTTACAAATACTCCTACTCCTACATCAACAGTTACCCCAACGAGTACTGAGGAGCCATCACCACAACCCACAAACACTCCTTCACCAACAACTACAGAAACACCAACCAACACCGTGACACCAACAGTTACGGTCACATCAACAGTAACACCAACAGTTACGGTCACATCAACAGTAACACCAACAATGACATCAACAGTAACACCAACAGTTACGGTCACATCCACAGTGACACCAACAGTAACACCAACTATTTCGGATACTCCGGCTGTTACACCAACAGTTACGGTCACATCCACAGTGACACCAACAGTAACACCAACTATTTCGGATACTCCGGCTGTTACACCAACAACTACGGCTACACCAACGGTAACAGCTACTGTTTCGGATACTCCGGCTGTTACACCAACAACTACGGCTACACCAACAGTTTCAGCGACTGATACACCGGTTGTTACACCAACTAATACGCCAACACCAACAGTCCCCTCAGCTATTGCAGATCTCGATCCTGCATATTGGTATAAAGAAGAAGGAATTGTAGGAAGTGCACCAGTTACAGAATGGACTAATTCTGGTTCTGCTGGTTCTGCTGGTGATTTTGATGTTGTAGTTGGAACAGGAGCAAATCTCACTACATCTACATTAAATGGTCATACAGGTGTTAGTTCTTCTGGATCTGCGGGATTAGAAACAACGAGTGGTATTGATATTGGTGAACCATTTGTTGTATTTACAGTATTTAAACCATCAAATTCAAGCCCATCAGCAATCACAGTTATCTGGCATAATCGTTCTGATTCAGGAAATATTGTTTCAATAGCTACAGAAGATGGTAATAATGATGAATGGTATATGTGGGCGGGTACATATTTACGTTCAGCTCAAACATATGATATAAATGCTCGATTATTTACTTCTGAATTTAGAGGGGATGCAACAAGTAAATTTACAATATCTGATCTCGGTAACGTGACTGGTGATGCTGGATCAAACAATTGGGATCTTGGTACGATTCTTACAAATTATGATAATTCTATATCTATTGAAGGTGCTTTATTTGAATTGGTAGTATTTACTTCTGATTTATCGGGAGCAAATATTACAGCAGTACAAGAAGAATTAGAAGCTAAGTATGCAATATGAGATGGTGGTTCGGCATAATCCAATCCCAACACCGACGGTAACCAATACACAAGTGCGTTTTAGTCTTGTATACTTCAAGTAATAAATACTGGTTAATCCCAGTCTTCCATCATAACTTTTAACGTTTTGATAGTAGTAGATGCACTGGTATATATTATTCCTTTACCGCCAGCGGCAATGAATGGGTTAACTGCCTTGGCGCGGTCATCAATTAAGATAGTATTCTCTTCCGCGAACACTTCTTTGTCTTTAGCCTTCTTAACAATATTGACCCTTACATCAGGACCAAAGTTATCTTTGATCCATCTACGCTTTTGTTTGGGGGCATCATCGAGAGTAATTCCAGCAGCGGTCAGTATCTCTACTCGTTCAAAATTGGAAGTAAGGAAGGCCCACAACTCTTTTGCATCTGGCATAAGTTGTAGAGATAAGAACCAAGGTTCAACATCATTATCATAATTCTTGATTTTCTTCCATTTTTCTTCCTTGGTAATGTCGTCAGCAGAAACACCAAACCTATCAATCATTGCTGCGTCAAAATCAGCCAACACACCATCCATATCCACATATACAAGAATGGTTTTAATCATCAGCCCTTTTCCAGTCTTCCATCATAACTTTCAATATTTTGATGGTGTTAGATGCACTGGTGTGAAGCACACCAATACCACCGGCAGCAATGAATGGGTTAAGAACCACTTCCCTGTCATCTATTAGGATTGCGTGGTCGTCGGCAAATGCTGCCTTTTCCGAACCAGCACCTACGATATTAACCTTTACATCATAACCGAAATTGTCCCCTATCCATGCTCTCTTTTGTCCTTGAGCATCACGAGGAGTACGTCCAGATGCAGTAAGTATTTCTACTCTGGAGAAATTGGAAGTGACAAAATTCCATAGCTGATCGGCATCACCCATTTTTGGAAGACTATAGAACCAACCACCAGACTTGTCTCTATTTTCTTGGTCATAGCGTTGGATTTCTTTCCATGCTTTGTTTCTACTTGGTGCAGTTCTAAAATTAAATCCAAACCTATCTTCCATAGCACCTTGGAAGTCAGCTATGACTCCATCCATATCTACGTATACTATATAATTCCGAATCACTTTTCTTTCTCCAAAAAATACAATCACCAATAGTATATCTATTGGTGATTGCCAAATTTCAGATATACTATTGGTGAAAAATTGTTACTAAGCGTTCTTACTTGAGAAATTTCTTCAAGAAAGACTCTATCCTATCACTACGTGTTTTGTCAGTATATTTATCCTTCAGTGTCTTCCAAGTAGCCATAACAGAAGTATTGTGATTAGACTTCAAGGAGTCCTCAAGTTCTGCCAGAATATGCCGACCAATTTGGTTAAATGGCTTATTCTCGTCATTCAATGACCCATCCTGTGTATGATAGATCATTTGCGTCACAAAATACAGTGCTTGCGTGTACACTTCTAACGTAGCACTCTTATTAAAGTTTTGGCTGACACCATGTAAAGCATTGTATCGGTCAGGACGGGTCTTGGTGATGTTCTCCAGACCTTCTTTAATTGCCGTGTCAAAGGCATTTTCAGAAGTCAGGTCCAGCCCACGGTTATCAGCACACACCGTAACCTTTTGCAGAACCGTTCGTCTCAAACTGTTTGACGCAATGAGGGAACTCAAAATCGGTACAATTACCTCTGCCTCAGTGTGCCCAACTACTTTCTCAATGTGTTCACCGTCGTTATCAGTAATCAATTTACTAATCATATCTTTGGGCACATATTTCATGAACCTTTCGATGTACTCCGTGTCTTCCAAAATTAATTGGATGGCGTCTGTTGTAAAGTTGATGTTGCTGAAAGTTTCGCTGGCTTTTACGTCGTCGTTATCATCAAACAGTTCTTTCAGTTTCAGTTTAATGGAACCACCAACCAAACGTTGACGCAGTTGGTCTAAGTTCAATTCATCATTCGGCATGATGTCTCGAAGATCACCACCCCTTTGGTGGAAGTTAATGGCATATTCCAAACGACGAGGGGACACTAATTTATTTTGTTCATTACTCAGCCCATCCCACCATTCAACGGCACCAATACCGGAAGTTCCAAAGGTTCTCTTGAAATACTTCTTGGATGGTTCGTATGGAACATGTATATGAACGTGGAACCTATCTTTCTGTGCCGGGTCCAACCGCTCAACATCATATTTCAGATCTTCGTCTTCTTCATCTTCAGGATTAATAGCAGCCCAAATCATTTTCAATTTGGTGAATTTCACGCCGTTGATAGACCGAAACTGGATCAATTCCATCACCGCATTACGAACTTTATCCTTTGCGCGATTAAGTTCATCCATGAAGATTGCTTCTACTTCATCGTTGTGGAAACCTTTGGGACGAACCAGTTCGATATAATTCTCCCCGGTTTCTTTGTCTATGGTTTCTTTTGGAACACCTACGAAATCAACCCAAGGGTCCATAGTAGCAGCAGAAAAATATTTCCACTTAAGGTTATGCCTTTCAAATGCTGCCTTACCCATGGCAGTTTTACCAACCCCATGTCTACCAATAAACAGAACGTTCATTCCATTTTCGATATAGAAGTCTAATTTTTTATCACTAATCATAGTTCATATTTCCTTTCGTTTCTCCATTTGTCTATATAATAGACTTTTTTAAAAAAGATGTCAACCTCTATTGCTTTTTTATTTATAACCGCCTATAATAAGTACTACTTGAGCGGAGAACAAATATGAGCGAACGCCTTTCACATCAAGAACACTTTAAAATTGCTAGGGCACTTGAAGTCCATCATGCTTTGTTTGAGCGTGTGTGGACTATGAGCCGTATACGCTTTAGTAAAAGGGTTCCCACTGCCGGTGTCCTGTTCAATAAAAAGGGCGATTGTATTGATTTTATCGTAAATAAAGAGTTTTGGGAAGGACTTTCTTTCATTATCAAGTGTTTTGTTATATCACATGAATGTTTTCATATTGCACTGAACCACGGTGCACGAACAAGAGAGTTAAAAACAAGAAGGTTACGAAAAATATCCAACATTGCACAAGATTTGGTTATTAACCATGCTCTTGTTAATCGTTATGGTTATAAGCGCGAAGAAGTAGACCCAGAAAACAAATATTGTTGGGTAGATAGAGTTTTCGAATCATTATTGCCAGAAACGTTCGCGGATGATGAAAACTATGAATATTACTTCAATATTCTAGTTCGTATGGCCGAAGAACAACCAGAGAAATTTCAAGAAATGGCTGGAAAGTCTGAGACTGTTGATGATCATGACTTAGGTGATCAAATAGGTGAAGAGGGAGAAGGAGAAGGTGAAGAGGGAGAAGGAGAAAGTGATGATAGCAAGGATGATGGCAAGGGTGATAAGAGTGATGAGGGTGATCCGGGTGATCTAGATCCTGATGAATTCGATTACTTTGACCCAAATGAGTACTCTGATGATTTCAGTGACGCCATTGGTAAGTTAGATGAAGACTTGACAAGTGATGAAAAAGAGACTCTTGAAAACTTCATAAACGAGAACGAAAATAGCAACGGTGACCCGAAAGAGAATCCAGAAGTGAAACCCACTGGAAAAAGTAAGCCGGGTAAGCCGGGTAAAGATGGCGGCACCCAAGCAGGTACGACTGCCGGTACAGGTTGGACATTTGCTAAAGAAGTGAAAGAACCAAAGAAACACAAATTTGAACATATTGTCACTTCTTGGGCACGAAAGAAAATGAATCCTGAGTATCTTGAGGAAGATCAGTGGGTACACCGAAATAGACGCTTTACCATGGTAGATACTGGGTTGATGTTACCTACTGAGTATGAAACTCTCACCAGAAAACCAGAAATAGATAAGATAGAGGTATGGTTTTTTCAAGATACTTCCGGTTCATGTACTGGTTATACCGATAGGTTCTTTGGGATTGCCGAGGGGATGCCCCTTGATCGGTTCAACATGCGGATGTTCTGTTTTGACACTAAGGTTTATGAAACAAACCTAATTGACAGAAAATTATATGGGTTTGGTGGCACATACTTTAGCATTTTGGAAGAACGTATTCAGGAAGAACTTACCAATGATCCTAAATTCATATATCCAGAAGCTGTTTTCGTGGTAACTGATGGGTTCGGTAACGAGATTGTACCTGATAAGCCAAAAAATTGGCACTGGATATTGACACCTAATGGTTCCCGTGACTGCATCCCAGATGCGTGTAGCTTCTATGATTTGGCTGCCTACGAAGCAGTGGAAGCAGCTTAATTTAAAACTTATTAGTTCCTCCCTATAAATACCATTATACAATTAAACGGTTTTATAGGGAGAATACCCCAATGGGCAAAAGTATCTTAAAAAGTATCGTGGGAGAGATGGTCAACGATACTACCAGACGCCAATTTATTGATAAAATACATGACGAAACTGGCATTGACAAAATATCTATCGAAGAGGCATATGATACTAGTAAAATCCCCGCCGAATCAAAAGGCAACGTGTATACTCTCATTGAAAACACCAAACGGGTTAACTCAGTAACCAAACACGCTAGACCAACACCCCGAAACCCAGTAGCCAAACACGCCAGAACATATAGTAAAAGTGGTGGGGTTCACGTGGGTAAAGACAAAACCTATTCCAGAAGAGTTAAGCACCATAAAACCCTTGAAGATTCTGATGTGGAGGAGGCCACTGCAACTGCTATTAGGGGTATTGAAGATAGACGAGACAACGTTCAAGCTAGAACACTGGCGGGTAATCTCGCGGCCAAAGGAAAAACCTATCAATATGCTTATAAAAGGTCAAATGAACTGAGGGACGAAGGAAAAATTGGATCTGCTAGAGTTTGGGCTAAAGCAGGGTATAGACTTTCTCATGCCGCACAGAAAGACAAAGTTCCAGAAGAAGTTGGAGATGTCCCAGCCAACTTGTCAAAGATATCCAAACTAAGGAACCTTGCACGCCATAACAATTTTGAAATATTTCGTGGTGGGGAAAGTGAAGTCATTTTCAGTAAAGACAATTTAGCTTTCATGTGGAACGAAAACACTGGTAAAATTTACCGTAGGTTCAAAAGAAAGTGGAATGAATTTGGTTCCTTCAGACATGATTCCACTGCCGAAGAAATGTGGCAGGCAATTGAAGATAATGTGGCTATGGGCGTTCGTCCTAAGGCTATGGGCGAACATGAAGATTCAAAAGAACATAAAGAAATGTGGCAGATCTGGAATTACAGAAAGAAAGAATGGGTTGGTAACCCATCACCAAATAAAAACAGATTACGTAATAGGGTAGATAAACTTGATAATGATTACGGTGCGTATAGTTATCAGGTGAAGAGGGCACCATAATGAAATTAAAGGATATTACAGAAGCAAAAAAGTTCTCCCAGTTTGAGCAAGGGTTCATTTTGGATGGAATGAATGATGCGTATGAGGATATCATGGATCTGATGTTTAGTATCGGCGGGCAAAAAGCATGGGAAGCCGCGTCACCAGAAATAAACAAGATGTTTCAGAAAGTAAATGATAGTATAAAAGATTTCTCCACCACCATGCGTCGAAGGCCAACCCACAGCGCAGATTCTGAGCCTAGTTGGGAAACCACAGCTAAACCGACTCTAAGTAGACATTTTCTTGGTATGAGTGACGGGATAGATGAAACTTTTTATAATTGGGACGATGAAAGCAGGGATGCTGTTATGAAAGCGGGGGTATCCACGAGTGACGTAATGAGTTATTTACGTAATGTGGTTTACCCGTTCGCTAATCCAAATTATGTTAAAGAATTTTTAAATCAGAAAGTTAATTAAAATACTTAGCTTCCACATCTATTTCAATAGGCCGAAAATTCCTAACAGCATCTCCGGTGTATGAATTAGTGTGTACCGGCTTTGCACCCTTACTACGGTCAATTGACCAAGTAATGTGATACTGACCACCAGATGGTCGTACAGTAGTACCATCAATTTCTATCAAGAAACCCTCTACATTTTCGCCGTTGTCAATATAACCAACAACAAACACCTTCTGTGGTTGTTTTGGGGCTTCGCCATCCTTTATACCGAATTGCTCGGTAATATGATGACCAATAAAATTGGGATACTTCGGGGGAAACAGATCTATCAACTTTTGTCGTGATCCAGCTTCCAATTCATAACCGTTATACATGCCTATTCCTTGTTGATAATATCTCGTATACGCTGAATCAGATCCAGAATTTCAATAGACTGTTCGTCCTCTTCAACGTCAATACTGGTATTATCCATTATTTCTTCGATGCTATCAAGGTGGTCTGTTATTTCTTCCCTGACGTGTTCTCTTTCTAAATCACCCACAGTTACGTCCTCTATCAGATATCAAAACTTTCATCGAGTTTTGAACGGCTAACTGATAGGGCCTTTCCGTGTTTGAGAAATTCATCATTTTCGTCAATAAGTCTCTTTTTAACTTTATCCCAATGTTCCGGGCCTAAATTATCTATTCTCTCAAGAAGAGTTTTCTTTTCTGTTTCGGTCAAATTTCGCATACTTACCCAAATAAGACTTGTTTACCACCAGTTACCGGGACTACTACAGCTTCCTTTTGCTGTTCTGTACCCAATGTAGTAATGAAATGTTCAGCTAATTGCTGTGACGGCTTTTCTGCTAACACTCGGGTACCCAATTTAACTTGGTATGTAATTTTCTCGTCTTCTTTTATCATCGAATCCATATCAAACTCCAACATATTTAGTGAATATGTAATTATATATCTCTATTTTTCACATATGGTCACTAAAACTTGATATTTATCACGGAGTTCTTCAATAATTGGTTCAACTTCTGATTCCCAATCAAGACCACCAAGACCACATCCTATTTTTGGCATGAATACTGGGAGTTTATTGACTTTGGCGAAAATAAAACCCTTCATGACGGTCTCTGAGATGCCCCCTAAGCTGGCATACCGTTTACCATCCCTTCCATAGAATACTTGGGTAAAACAGTTGAAAACCCACAGGGATTCCCCCAGCTTGATTATATTGACATTGCCAAGTCTACGATCCCTCGGATGGGTGTTAATGAAGGCATCATATACTTCTGGCCATTTAGTTTTGATGGCCAAAGCTACACCGGAACCCATAACGTGTTGACAATTTACGCCCTGTAGAATCACACCGAGTTCGACTGTGGTGATATCTTTTTTGATTATAGTGAATGACATAAAAATGCCCCTAAAACGGAGCATCTTACCATACCGGTTTGATTAATACAACAGATCACTCGCCTATTTTTTGCCTTTCTTCTTTTAGATCCTTAATTTCCTCAAGGAGTACCTTCCTATCATCACGTAACTGATTAACCTCGGCCTGTTGTGAGGCATTTAATGAATCCCCGGCATTTCTGGTGATGTCATTTACTTCGCTCTTGATGAAACGAAGTTCCATTTTGTCCATTGCAATTTGTTGGGTTAAACGGGAACGTTCAGAACTTTCATGTATCTTTGTGAGTTCCCCACTTACCTTTACTGCTACAGCCTCATATGCATGTTCATTAACGAGTTTAATAACTCTACCATCCAATCTCTCGGAAGCATAGACACTAACCTGCACAAGTCCAGCTAGTCCAGCAACAACTGTAGCAACCATGGTTCCTATGTATGTAAGTTTGGATATTAATGGTTGTTGATTGAACGGTTTGTTAAGTAAGGGTAACTTGCTTGTCACGTTTCTTCTCCGAAATAGTTAATGTTTAGTGTATTTATAAGGATTTCACATATTTTGCAAGTTCTTTAGCCCCGCCAATATATTGAGTCCCATGAAAAATTTGCGGTACAGAAGTTACTTCGGCATCAGGTACACTCTCTTGCACCCGTTCCACTAACTGTTTAACTGTATAATCTGTAGAGAGAAGTAATACATCATATGGAAGATTTTTAGCATCCAATAATTCTTTCGCTATTCTACAAAAAGTACAGTTGGTTTTCCCATAGAGAATAAAATTCTTCATTATGGTTTCCTTGATTGTTTTCTATAGTGATATCCCCATATTCATTAACAATAATGAGATAAATTTACACTATAACACAAAAAAGCTCAAACATCTATAAAATGTGAGCTTTTCAACATTCCAAATTGACTGCGCACACGGTCATAAAGCTATAATATGACTGAGTATGTAGGCATTTACATTAACTTTTCTTTGTGTTATTCGTTGCCTTTTTCGTCGCTACTGGGTTCTTCCTTGGTGTCACTAGTCTTACCCTTAAATGGACGGCCTTTCTTCGGCAAATTATCTTTCAATGACTGAACGTCTTTAAGTCTAAGTTCGTGGTCACGGTCACCCTTTCTCGGCTTAATAACTGGCTTCAAGTGGCCATCACCAATAAGTTGACGTATCCTAGACACAGAAACCTTTAGAACCCTAGCTGCCTGAGATGTAGAGATGGTCTCACCACCGGTAATTGGTGGAGGATTTTTCCTATCTTCATCATCAATTTCGTTGAGTGTCACAATATCTGTAAGTTTCATAGGTACATCCTTCTATTTGATTATAGAAGTATTTATCTAATTTGCTTCACACAAACAAAATTTACGACATCATTACCGGATAAAAACAATTTTGCACCATCGATAAGTGTATATTCATATACAAACACCTTCTCACCAAACATTATTTTCTGATATGTTTTAATTTGGCCACGGTACACAAAACTATAATCCGATGAATATTTGTGGGTACAAATTACCACATTTTTATATACTGGTTCTTGGTCAACAGGCTTTGACCCACATCCAACAATAACGAATAGAAGTAAAGCGGTTAAAGCAGTAATTTTCATAACAGAATCCTCTCTATTACTATTTACTGATTCCCGGTAATCATTCTTGTCATTTCTTCATTGTAGCCACGATCAATTTCGGCCTGAATGCCGTCAGTAATTTCAAAACTTCTCTTAACAATCTGTTCTGTATTACTCTTTAGACCTTGAGCGGACAAAATAGCCTTAGCAAATTCAACTGCTAATTGACCTCGGTTGCCATGTTTATCCCATATAGTTTTCTTTAGTTTCTCTACGACGGCGTTGGGTTGCTGTGCTGGTCGTTGCTCTATCTGGTTAGCTTGTGATCTTTGTTCAAACGGTGGTTCAGATAGTCGGGCCAGTGCTGTTGGGTCTTCCACCTTCTCCTCAACAATTTCACCTTCAAGAACCTCAATTTCCGGTTCCGGGGCTGCTTCCTCTTCACCCTCTCCTTCTTCACCTAAGTCATGATCATCAACAGCTTCAGACTTTTCGGTCATTTCTTGAAATTTATCTGATTGTTCTTTGCCGAACTCTGCTATTTTTTCCCTTATGCTCTCCCCCACATCTACATTATCTGCATCTGAACCTTGGGGTTCATCTTCTTCTTGATCCAAAACGATAGGTTCTTGAGCCGTTGCTTTGACTAGCTTTTGGATGCCGTCAGTTACTTCTTCGGTAGAGGTATCCTTTTTAGTGGTGCCTTTCTTTTTATTACTCATTGTTAACTCCCGAGTTTTCTATTATTATTTGTTCTCTCACGTCCATAATCCCGTGAGTGTCTACATTTTCTACATTGATATTTCCAACCTTTTCAGGATCACATAGTATATCATAGAATGTCGTGAAATAAAAGCCTAATTCTCTACGAAGTTTCTCTTTGTCTTTCCCAACTTTCTTCATATCTATGACATGTATTCCATGGCTATTCAAATCAGTAACAATTACCTGATATATCTTACTGTCTGACCCAGCCAGTGAATACACACCATCAGCATAATAAACAATACCATCCGAAAGCTTTATTACTCTTACACTCCCAAGTTCAGAACCTTTAAGAGAAGTAAGGGATATTCTTTTATTAAAAAAATACTTATGTAATTCCACCGTGGGTATTTCAAAGTTCAATAATGTTTTCAATGAATAGTATACCGACTCTTTTCTTCAGATAATTGCCATGTGTTAATTATGTACGTTATTATTGTTTTTGAAGACCACTCACCTTCTATTTCCTGCGTATATTCAGGTTCCTTCCCATCGATTAAAGACATAAACGCCTCGTTTGATCTCTTCCATAGATCACTATCATTAGTATGTCTCATGTCTATTAGCTGTATATTACCGTCTGCAAGATTTCCTACCGGGCTTCTACCAAAGGCAATATACACCATTGTTTTACTTCTCTGGTCCATTTCCATGATACCCACAAACTTATCAAACTGGACCACAATAGTTTCCATATCTTTAAAATCAGCTATGACAAATACCCTTGGTTTTGCTGACCAATGTTCTACCTCTTCAACTATTTCTCTAAGTAATATTTCATTCTGTATTTTATTTGTTTCACTCATTAGTCTCTTCACTATCGAAGTTAACTAAATCAGAATCCCCATTGTCACCCTTTTTACGAGGAAAAATGTTAATCCGTTCTCCATCTAGATCCCATGTACAAAAATGGCCATCATCAGCATCGTGTATGACACCCATGATCTTATCCTTAAAGAAGACAGTGATTACATTCAGACCAGATACAGTACGAAGAGGCTTATTGGAATCAATTTTTCTCTTCTTAACGGTCATTATATTTTATGACCCCGTATACCACTATACCGATAATAACGATGGTTAAAACCCACTTTGGTGTAAGAAGACCAATCACGAATGCACCAGCGGCAACAGGGACACTAGGTATCCCATCCAACCATCCAACCATACCCCCAGCCTTCTTAACAAGATGTAACAATGCCATATCCTTCACCTTCACTAATTTTAGTTAACGAAGTTCCTATGATAACACAGACGGATTCTTAATATCAACCCTGAATAGTTTTCTTTAGGGTATCAAGTAAAAATTCACCCTGTTCTAGGTTAGCTTGCTTCTTGTAATTAAAAAACCGTGCCAGTAGCATTTCATATGCTTCAGTTTCGCTGGTTGGCACTAAGAATGTCATCAACGGTTTACGCTGTTCATTACCACCGTGAGCACTCTTAAAGCCTTCCTGAACGCTTACTTTCATAAAGCCTTGGTTGGCTTCCACGAATAGTTGACGGAAATTTGTACCTTGATGGGCACCCTTTGTACCTAGATCAACTACTGCCATTGTTCTTTCGTTATTGAATTTAGCAGCATATCCGGTAATGGCGCTAATGATATTTGTTACCATACTTTCAACTGTTGCTTCTGCGGCTTCAACTGTTGCTTCTGCGGCTTCAACTGTTGCTTCTGCGGCTGATGTATCGACTGTATCGGTCATTACTTTACACTCCTTAAATGTGTGTGTTAAACTATTTAGGCTAGAAAAAAAGGAGTGATCCTTGTTAATTTAATCAGGCTGGGTATTATTTGGCCTGTGAAGGTGAACGCCAGTAACATCCTGTACCATTCCCCATGCATCATCATACTTTTTACGGTCTAGTAATTCTTCAAAATCTCGCTTCTGCTCTTCAGATGCTATTTGATAGAACTTGTAAACCTCTATAGCACCAACATTGCCGAGATATGAAACTTCAGTAAGGATGTCTTTGAGTAACATGGAAATATTCCTGTAATAATATTATTTATCTATTTCACAGGAATTTGTTTGTAGAAATATCGGAGGGATTATACGCTCCAGCCCCTCCAGCCATGTTTTCTTCATGACGTTTTTTTATTTCCTCCCGCAATTGCTCCTGATATTTATCTATCATTTCCCCCTGTGCCTCCTTAATCTCCTTCTCTAGTTTTTCCAAAGCAGGATCTCGGGGAACAGGTTTAAAATCTGCCTCTGCTGATTTCTTAACTTTATGGGAATAGTCTATAATGAAATCCGGGGTGATGATTAATGATATACTAATCCCTATGATCTTAATTTTACTGGTTATCGCAATACCAGCTTGCTCTAAATCTTTAGCCACTTCCGCCATACTGTTACAGAAGGTGGCATCCTGCACATTTTCTACGTAATGTATTTCTAGCATGTCCCCATCGCCAATTAGTTTTGTCTTAATATACTTGTCCCGTGCTGTATCATAGATTACATACTTTTGTTCTATATCTGACCCACGAATGTAGTTATCCATCTTTATACGCGTCCTTACTTCCGATAAAAACCGGATTGTCGAAATCAATGTTGGTAGTGTTGTATATTAAAATGATTATATCTAAAAAGAGGGGTGACTTTATTAAAGATAAATCAGTTAAATTTTCTATTATTGTTCCTTTGTTCATTAATTTGGAACGTTCGTTACCGTGAAATATCACAAAGGATTCTGTAGATACATCATAAACCTCAAAAAGTACATTATTTCCGAAAGGAGCGAAAAATTTCGTGTAATATTCCATTATCGTATGTCGAGACGACAACACATCACTTGACCAAGGAGCTGGTGGTATCATTCTATCACCCTAAATCCACGCTCCATTGCATACTCAACTAACTTTTGAGGTATCTCTAAGTCATAGTGATACATGTTCCAGCAATTAGCTTTGACGATATAACCGTTACTACCGTCCCTTTGTCCCTTTTTAAGGAACCTAGACTGTTTTAAAAAGTTTTGTTTCCTAATCATACCACATAACCATGCTATACTAAGATCTTTCTTCACTCTACAGAATGCATAGACATCACAACGCTGTTTGGTGTTGTGATTATTGAGACTTGCTTCAAAATCTGCTTGTGGTTCAACTGTGGTGTCTTTTGTCTTAACTTCAATCTTCGTACCGCCACGGTACATAATGTCATAATCTATGCACTCGTGACTAACTAAGTCCCCTATTAATAAATCATTGAGTGCTATCTCCCCTAAACAGCCTACAACGTTCCCCCCGCCGTTCCTGATTGAGTTCCTTAACCGGGGCATCTTCTTTGCTCTTATCTTGGCCAACGCGATCATGTCATCACTTGTTGGCAAAACTATCATCATGTAGACAACCTCTGGAAGTCGTTTTCCAAAAACATCCACCGGCTTAAGAATACTACGGGGTTTGTTGGTTTCGGCCAAACATCCTTTGCCAACATTCGTACCACACGCAAATCTCGTGGAGCAGTAAACCGTTCCATATACTCCCGAATTTCATCCAGATTATAAAGAAAGTGAAACCCACCCATGTAGCTCTGTCCACCATTATCATTTACACGTTTCACATCAGCCTCAATCCATTCACCAACGTTCAACACTCTAGATCTATTTATGCCATGAAAAAGGGTGTGTGGTCTATCATGTTTAAATTCAACAAGCCTGAACCCTTCATGTATCTTCTCGATGTCGCTCATTTACCTACGCCCCCGTTTTCCAACTGTTAATATCTTGGCTGAAAACAGAGCAATTTTTAAATATAGCATCTATAGTGGTAACAAACGAAACATCCCACGAACCAATGTCTTGGGTGGAATCGATGTCTTCAACAAACTTGGAGCCAATAATCGCTGGGGAAAGATAGTTAATAACACGATCATTGTTTATTTCAAAAACTACCATGTCAGGGAATGGGCCAGACAACATCCTAGCACATACTTGCTCCTTTGAAAAAAGGGTTAAATTTTCTTTGTCATCCGATTCAAAAATATCACCACTTAGTCGATATATGACAAACAGTTCGGAATTGCTTTGAATATCAAGATGATCCAATATGGCCTGTTTACTCACTCCGGTTTACTCCCGGCGGAATACGTGGAATCCCCATTAAACTTGATTCGTGCGGAGAATGTCTCATCAACTCATTTTCAAGTTCTTGTATACCCTTGAATAATTTAGTACCCATTATTGGAAATCTAAAATCTGGGCGTTCCTCATACTCATTATTTGGATACACAACCACAGTTTCTAACTCAATATTTGATAAGAAACTTACCAGTTCCCTTTTAGTAAAATATTTACCAAGGGCACCATTGGCCAGAAAATCATCTCGATTTATATCGTAAACAACAAAGATGGTTTTCCCCTTATCATCAGCGAAAAAGCTTTGTAAATAATCTCTTTTTAAGCTAATCATTAGGGTAGTCCAATTAGTTCCTTTTGTTTATCATATCTACCAAGTTATTAAATACTATGTCAAGAGCTTCAATTATGTTCTTTCCATACAAAAGTGGCTTGGTGCAATCAATACCAGTTTCACTCAAACCATACACTACCACATTAGATAAATGATCACCAAGATCACACAAGAACTTGGCCAATTGGTCCTTATTGAAGTAAATCTCACCACCGTCTTCCATATAAGAATCATCAAAAACGTCATATACCACAAAACCCTCACCTTCCACCTTTTCGAGGGTTTTGTGTATTAGATCCAAAAATTGACTTAATTCGTGGATATTTTTTAAAGATGTGGGTGGGGAACTCATTTAGATAAACACTATATCCTCGGGATCAAAACCTTCGCGTTCTGAAATCTCACCCAGACGAATACATTCTCTGTACAAGAAATCATATCCATGGAACTGACCACACCATATCATTTCATGCCAAATGGGGTTTTTGTTATCGTCCATCGCTATAACAGCAAAATTTTTCACGCCAAATTCATCTTCCTCGACACAAAACAAGGCCAAACCCATGGCATTACTGTAGCTTATATCGGCACCATTCTCAAAATCGCGTTCTGAAAAGCACCAAACACCATATCTTTTATCCACGTTACTCTCCTGATTACTTTTCTTCATCTTTTATTATACCATATTTACATCAAATTTAAAAGCTTTAACAAAATCAATATCATAGCTTGTTCCATCTCCTTCCACATCTATTGGAACCACCATAATTTCGACCATATCGGAATGTTCCTTTAAAAAAGATAGTACAAACTTTGTTTCCCGCCTAATCTCCTTGACATGATCATTAAATTCAGTATTTTTCATATTAGGAAACCGTGACCGTGGAATAAACGAATTGATGTTAAATAACATGTCCAAGGCGTTCTCACATAGTAACAGGGGCGTGTCACTTACCCATCTGTGGGTATCCCCACTGGTTGCCGCTAGTGACCTTCCAAGATACATCTCATTGCTTAAATTGTATAAAATAAACCCTTTTTGATGTTCCATTATTCTCACCTAATTTTGTCAAACTAATGGGATGTAAAATCCACAATGCTCAATCGTTGTCGGGGACATTTGACTCGTTTAAATCGAAGTGTGGAGAGTCATGTGCCCACTTGTCAAGAATATTAATAGAGTCAAGCCTATTATGCGGGGAAACTCCCTTAGTGAAATCCCATTCAATACCGTCCAATTTGAGCCCAGAAAACATCTTCGAACTGTGTTTCAACTTTTTACTAAGAACCGGTGCCATTTTTATCTTTGGTATTTCCTTCCACATATCAAACGAATGTCTGAAATCTATCTCAAAAAACACATCCCGTTGCGTCCCATCCCCGGCTTTATTACGTAAATCTGGCCCATAGTACCCCACAGTTGGTACCAACACGACGTTATCCTCACCCAAAAATGCTTGAAACGATGATGTTCTAAGCACGCATCTTGCGGTGTCAATAATATTTTCGTTAATCAGATACCTAGTTTCATCTACCCAGAAAAATGACGGGTGAGTATATGGTGTATATGTCATAAATTTGTCCGTATCTGTGCAAAAAAGAACATAGCCACGCCTGATTTCGGTAACCACTTTAGGCATTACTCTTGCTATGCGTGTTCTTGTCATTATGTTCTCCCTATCATAACTTAAACCCATGCTTGAAATCAAACGTGGCCCGGTCTTCATTTATCATATTCATCGGGATCAACATTATACCATCATCTGGACAGTGGTTTTTCAAAAACTCAAGTATATGATTAGCCGTTTCAAATTCTCTTGCAATAAACCCATCAAGCATGTCCCCTGTTATGGCCAGTATGGAACATCCAGATGTGCCAACCACCCACCGATACGGGCGGTGAAGTTCCGGGTCAGTTTCATCCAAGAGAAACTTATCCTTCTCTGGATTATAGATCACAAAGAACTGTTTAGTCATTTTCCCAGCCATAGCTGATAGCTGCGGTCATAATCCGGTGCATACAGGTTTACTTCATCACTCCCAACTTCCAACAAATCCAAGGGAACTACCATAATATCTTTCCAACTATTTTCCCTTCGTAGAAAATTTATCACCCAAATACACACAGTTCCTATCTTACTATACTTATCGTTATGTAAGTAGCCGATAAATGAACTAATGTTCTCTTGATTTAACGTGAAGAATATCCCATTGCTTGGCATCCATGTAAATGGGCTACCATGCGGTGTTTCCCTCAACATGAACAGAAATTTTTTCATTCCAAGATGATAAATGGCAAACCGTTTTTTTGCTATGGGCGTACTAGTATTCATAATTTACTCTACATTTCACCTGATATCCCGATACACATTACCGTTATATCCGCACCATCCTGCGCGGGATCAAAACCAATAAGTGTTCGTTGATTAAGTGGATCATTATCGCCTGCTACACCTTCACTTGCCTGTTCTTGTATAAACTTTACATAAGCAAAGGCCAACCCAAAATTTCTTTCCACATACACTTCATATGTAAATGCCGTTCTTCGTAGTCTATATGTGGTTACTGGCACTATTACTGACTGTATTCCCTCTTCTGGTGTGATAAATTTTACAATCCTGTTAAATTCTTTTTCATCTGCGGAACCAGTGTTTCTAGTTGATATAAAATAAGCACTCTGGGCTTCCCAAGAAAATTCTCCACCAACCTTCCCATTCACTGTATTCAAAAACTTATCTGTTTCTGTATTGTATAATAGATTACCACGGGCTATCGCCACTCCCTTATCATTCTCTTCCGGCCTTTCAGAAAGGAAAGTATCCTTGTACACCGGTTTGTTGATTTTCACAAGTTTCCCAAGTTTCCTTTTCTTATGTATTCTCTTCATCATGCTCATATTAATTATTAATTATTCTTGATTTTGGGGGTATTGGTCGTGGTCTTGGGGGTGGGGGTGGTCGTGGTCTTGGTGGCCCCGACTTCTTAGACAAGGGGTTGCTCAGTGAGGTGCTTATACTGGAAGACACTATTGCTTCTTCAGGCACACTGCTTTCTTCTATCATTCTTTCATAATACACGTGGAAATCCATTGATTTATTAAAATCTGGTTCAGTGAATCTACCACGATAAGTCATATTCTTAAAATAAGCAAATGGTATATAATTTGGATAATTTTTTGTATATAATTTGCATGGAACTAGCACACAGTGCAGTGACCCAACGAAATTTGATATTGCTTTGTGAAAGTGCCAAACTGGTTTTGGTTCACCATCTGCCTTCAAGAAAAAGTCTTCCGCATCTCTTAAAGTCTCTACCCAGTCGTAAGTTGAATTGTCAATACACCGTAAATACATATCTTTGTTTGTGCAATACAGAGCATACCCTTCGTATACAGAATAGGGAGATTCTGGCTTAGCATCCAATACTTTCTGCTTTATGGGGTATACTCTTTTCTCCTGAACGGCTCCTGTCGGTCGTTTCTTTACCCGAAGACCAATAAAAACTATCACAGATATTACAATGGCAGTCAGCCAAACTTGCCATGTTATCACAACTGTAAACATATCCATAACTAAATCCTGATTCCGTAACGAAAATCAGGCTCCCACACATCAACCATCCTCCCATTTGTAATATACGATGGTTTCAAGTCTCCGGGCACTATCCGTATATGTTGGTATCCAGTTTTAACTATCATTTTCACTACCCCCAGCATTCTAATACCCATACCAGAGCCACCAAGCATCTCCTCACAAACATCAATTTCATCAGGAGGCGGTGTAACCTCAGATATCTCAATCATGGAACGTACCATGGTGGTAAGAAAATCAATTTCCATATCAGTAAAAAACTGAAATGTGTCCTTTCCATCCCAAGACTGAAGCATATCCTCTCCACCCCAAGTATACACGCCCTCTGGTAACTGTAGAGATAAATGAGCTTCTTTATCCATATGATAAAGGGTATAAGTGTTGTCCGAGGTTTCTTTAACCCACGTATTTGGAATAAATGTCATTGATTTCTCTCTAATTTTCGCGTCTTTGTCAAATGCCATTATAGCTTAATCCCAGTACAAAATCCAGATTACAAATGCAATCCCCCAATATCGTCTAAATTAGCAACTGCGAAGGACACGCTCAGTATATGATCAACTGAGATTATATTAACCCCTTCCCTAATTCTCACAAACTTGAAGGGAACAAACATTCCGTGTTTTCCATCCGGGTTTTGTGATATGAAAGTAGTTAACTTATCAGCTTCCTTTCCTTTAAAACTAATCCATGTAGTGATTACTGGTTTATCTACCCAAGCAAATCCCCATAGGTGCTTTTGCTCTACTTCACTAAATTCCTTAATGGTGGGTGGTGGTTCAGTCAAATACTCTATGGTGAGATACTTCTCGTTAACCGGATTATACCAAAGATAATCATCAGTTAAGTCAAGATCTTTTATCATTGCCATGGTGCTATGTCACTCCATGGGAAAGTTCGTCTAAAGTCGTGGACTACATGTACCTCAATAATACTTACCTTGCCATCTATTGTAGAGGCGTCAACTACCCGACTATAATACACACTGGGCACCATGAAACAAGAAGAATATGCTTCTTTCCCAACAAATGATTGAATATCATGGGCAAGCACAACCGAAACAAGACTATTATCAACATCTTCACTCATAAACAAATTGATTGGTTTCTCTCTCCAACATAGTTGCGGGGACTCACTGTAATACGACAAATACCGCTCAGTCTCTGTACTATACAGCACATATCCTTTCTGTATCACCAGTTCCCGACCAAGAGGAATGTGGTCCACTACCCTTATCTCCGGCTCTCGCATAGTTTGAACCCCTGACGGTTTTGTAATAGAGATTGTGGGTTTCATAACTCTCTCTTAAATATGGTCAATGGGGTGGTGTGTATGTGATCAATGTCTATGAATATCTCCCGATGGGTCTCAGGTATCAACTCAGACGACGGGAACCCCCGCCCACGGA